GTCCGCTAGCGAAAAATTCGCTAACTTGAAATCGGGTAGCTGAAAGGAAATGGAGCCGTTCGTATCAGTATTGGTGATTGCCATACCAGCTAAACCATCTGGCCAATACGATCCGCGATTGATGAAACTTGTTCGCGCAGAAAGTGTACCAGAAGCCGCCTGATTTGACCAATTCTGGTACAGGCGGTAACCACTAGCAGTTGCCTGCTGCGTCCATCGTGTCACACGAAAATCGGACATTGAGGAACCATAGGCATCATAACCGGGAGTAACTACGAAATTCGCACCTCCACGGTAGCCCATGTACATGCCCGCAATGTACGCCATGTGCGACATTGTGTTGAACGCATAGGGTGCTTGACCTGACGCTGCCACTACCTTGGTGGCTTGCGTAAATGAAGTCCAGTTGGGGTCGAATCCTGGTGTATACGGCATGATTCGCAAAATCTTGCCGATGACTGTCGTACTATCCGTAGTCAAAGAATTCGTCCAAATGGAATCCATTGTCATGTACCTATGCGCGATACAACGCAGAGAATTAATAGCTTCGCCAAAATTCTGCGCGTACCTGTCTGGATGCGGCACTGCCCTTTCACCCAACACATGACGTGTGGGCACAACGCTCGTGATATCCTCAGCTTGCAATGCAAAGAAAGAGGGCACACGATTTGAGCTTTCAGCACCAATATGGTCCGACGGGTTCGCATACTCAAAATCATCACCACCCTGCGTAAATGCCAGCACTTTAATAGCGCCAGCTGCAGGAGCAGTGAGAGTAGTGAGTACACGAACAGTGAGCACTCCGTTATCCGTTCCAATGCGGTTAGGGAGAGTACCCGTCGTATTCCAATTGGTGGTGAGTGACTTATCAACCAACAACCAGGGCGTGTCTTGATGGTAAGGAATCTCGATCTCAATATCGTCTTCCTCTCCAATATCTACAATCTTTGTGTAGACCACATTAACATCTGGGTTGGTCGATGTGATGTCAGCTCGTGGATCGTATGAAATCTTCAAACGACCCTTGTGAAACTTCGTCGCAACAATTTTGATGCGGATTACCAATAATCCGCGCCAATT